GGGAGTGAACCGCTTCACCGGGCCGCCCTGCGCATGTCCCTGGTAGATGGCAGAGCGGCCCCGGTTGTCGACCACCTTGGGCTCCCACGCGCTCCTGCGTTCCCACCGCGCGCGCCCAGCTCGGGGGCATGCGGCTGCGAACCCACCAGGGCCAGCTTGGGCTTTCTGATGGCCGGCTCGTCGCTCGGCCGCGTCCTCAAGAGCTGGTAGGTGGGTGGAGGCTATTTGGTCGACCGTCCACGTATCGTCGTTCACGGGTAGCCCCGATACATCACGCGGTAGACGCGGCCGACAGCCCGTTGCCACGCGTATGCCTTCTGGCTGAAGAGTTCGAAGCCCTGCGACCGGACCGACTGGACGCGCGCGTGACGGCTAGAAATGCGTGCCGCCGAAACCATCCGTGCCGTGAGATTTGCAGTGTTCATAAGTACACTCTACAGGCACCCCACCTAGCTGTCAATAATTATTATTGGCACCTCGGTCGATTTATTTCAGCCAGGCACCTCGGCCCAATCGCCGCCACGACATCCGGCGGCATCTCCCACGTCTCCAGCCACGGGAGGTCGGCCACGTCCACCGACACGCGCTCGTCTCGGCAGCGGTCGCACACCAGCTCGTAGGACTTCTTGGGCGCCGACCAGATGTCCACGGGTTCGAGGTCTAGCGCGCCCAGTCGCTCGACAGCTTGGCGGAAGGTCAGGCGTTCTAGCGCGACCAGCGCATCGATGGCATCGCCCCGCACGCCGCAGTTGAAGCAGTGGTATCCCCACCCGTGCTTGCGGTGGTACGAGACGGCGAACGCGCCCACGTTTGCGCCCTCGTGAAACGGGCACGCGCCCCGATACCTACGCTCGCCCACCTTGCGCAGGCTGGCGAACAGGGTGGGCAGCGGGAACGCGTGCCGAAGTTGGCGAAGGTCGGTCACTTTGCCGACGTGATTACGTGCTCTCCGGCGTCGTTGCAAGCCTGAGAGCAGTAATGCATGTAGCCGGGGTGGCCCGGTCGTTCCTCTCCGCAGTTGACACCGTGAGTTGCGCAATTTATGTCGTCGCACAGAGCCCATCCGGCTGGGCGTCCACAGTCGGCGGGCACCATCAGCCAGCCCCACCGTGGCGCGCACCTCCCGCAATTGTCGATGTGCGCGTTCGAGTGAGCGTGACCATCGCACGGGATCAGCTTGTAGCCGTCGCGGCAGTAGTCAAGGCGAGCGGTATTCGGGCGCAGCATGCTTTCATGTGCCATGACGCGATCCGCGCCCGCCAGCGTTAACCGGGATTCGATGATCTGCCCGTCGAGCAGTACGTGCCAGCATTTTCGGTTCCCGGTCTTCTCGGTTGACTTGGTCATAAGCACATCTTGAGGCATGCCGGCGTGACTGTCAATAATTATTTTTTACTCGGTCACGCGTCGGGAAGGAGGTCCCACTCGTCGACGGCCGAAATGTACGGAGGGCGCGCCGGCTTGCCGTGGGGGCAGGCATCCCCGAGGCGACAGGTGTGGCAGAGCGCGGATCCGGCGCCCTCGATCGGTGGCACGCCTCGGTAGTACACGATCCGTGGCATCCCGACATCGGGCACGATCCAGCGTGGCGTAGCGGCCTTCTGCATGGCTTCCTCGATTACCTTCTGCGCCGCCCGCACGGTCTCAGGAAGCAGCAACGGCACGTCGTGCGCCGGCCCGGGCGGATGATTGACCACCGCGTGCATGGCCCACTCTTCCTTGGGCAAGTTCGTGACGTTGAACCATGTTCCCTCGGGAATGGCGTTGCGGCTACGCGAGTGACCGCAGCGACCACGATCGCCGAATTCGCCGCACAGTACCCAGCATGAACCGGCTACTTCGCACCACCTCGGCAGCGGCTTACTACCGTCGGCCCATCCGATGAACGAAGCCTGCCCAGCGTCGATTGAAAAGGCACGCAGGCTGCCGATATCGCAGTCGCGCCCGATTTCAAACTCCCCGTGGCTATCCTTCCACCGCTGACCGTTGGCGACCTTACGCGGCTTGTCCATTGCTCGACCTCCGACAAGCAGTCTAGCTCACCCGCGAACAGCCGTCAATAATTATTTAGCTAGGGCATGATGCCGATGATTCCACCGGCCCAGTACCCAATGCGTGCGGCGATTCGAAGCGCGATCAACTTCATGGCGTGCCCTCCTATGCGTTGAACCCGGGCGGCGGTTGTGCGGCCCGGTCAAAGTCAAGGTAACCCAAAAGCTCGCCGCCGTGAATAGCTTCGGGCGAGTAGCCGGTGTGCCGCGCGACACAGTTGCCCGCCCGCCCACCGTGCTCGGCGAACGTGTTGCCTGAGATCTCCGTCACCAGCCCGTTCGCGTCCACGCTTTCGACGATGCCCACGTGCCCCTTACCGCCTGCGTGGTCGAGCACGTACACGTAGCCCGGCTGTGGGTTGCTGTCCCGGCAAATGGGCTCGGCCAGCGTCCAGACGCGTAGGCTCGACCCTGTGCGCGGGCATGGGTTCATCTGCCCGATGACCCCGGCCGCCTTGCTGAACCACGCGAACAGCGCGGCAGCGCACCACGGGTTGCCTGGCGCGAGACCCACCGCGCGCAGCATCTCGTCGACCTCGGGGCCGGTGTTCGAGCCGGTTTCATGTACGCCAAGGTACGTTTGCGCGAGAGTGAGAGCGGATAGCCGAAGACTTGGCGGCATTGCGTTATTCCCCTTGACTTGCTAGACTGTTAGCAGACGCGTCAGCCAGCCAGATCCCTTACCGCCGGTTCGCGCCGTCCAAAGCATCGGCCGGCGGTAAGGGGGAGGCACCACACACGTACTCGTGCAGCCGCTGGCGGGCCACTACGTCGACATACAGGCGAGCTGCCGCGCCGATGAGCGCCACGGCGAGCAGGCCGACCACGACCGACACGAAGGTGCGCACGCGGCGCCGCTTGCGCTTGATGCCCTCCACGTAGGCGGGCCAGCCGAGCATGGGCGCGTCGGGTCTCACATCGCCCACGCGGCTAGGCCAGCGGCCAGGGAGACGAGGCCGCACAGCCAGACGAAGTGCGCGGTCATGGCTTGGCGGGGACCACGTCAGGCGCGGCCGGCGCATTGACCCCGTGGCCAGGCAGTACCTTGGCCGCGATGATTGCAGCGGTGCCGCCGTACAGCAGGACCTTGCCCGCGATAGCCACGACGACAGCCGGGAGGCCGAGAGGCGCAGCAGCGATGACACCAGCGGCCGCTACGACGCCGCCGATGACGGTCAGGACCTTATTCAACCAGCTCATTTGGTCACGTCTCCTGTGTGGTGGTGAGGCTCGCCGGGGAAACAGAAACTCCACATCCCGAGGGACAGCCGCCTGACGAAGCCTCGTAACTCGTCCCGGATAAGATCGCGCTCACGTTCGCTTCCAGCCGTTCGCATTCGGTCAATACAAGACTGGACAATCCTTTGCCCCACGCCGAATGAGAAAACGACTTCGGCGTATGACTGGATTTCGACGTCGAAGTCGCTTGTGACTGTTCGAGGTGGGCCACCACCGCCGACGCGATCATGGTCGGACACGCCCCGAGAACTCTCTCTCCACGTCTTGCCCGCGAAGGATGGCCTTAATGTCCCCCTCCGCTTCCCCCAGTCGAGCGAGCAAGTTCGCCACCGAACTGCGCAGCTCCGTCAGCGTCGCCGTCATCGTGGTCATCGCTTGGACGTTCCTTCCGTATGCGTAGATGGCCGACGCGGCCGACAGTAGTAGCGTCACGCCGACCGATATGAGGATCGAAACCATCAGGCCGCCGTCGGAGAGATGTAGCCATACCCATAGCGCGCGATCTTGACGCTGCCGGCGACAACTCCGGTCATGGCCGCGAACAGGTTCTCATCTGAAATGCCGGCCAGGTCGGTTAACGTTGCGGCCGACACGCCATCGATCCACAGCGTTACTGTCGTGCCGTCGAACGTGACCACGAATCGGTGAAACGCATCGTCGCACACGACGGTTGATACCGTCTTTTTTTCGGTGCCATTGAAGGAGTAGAGAATGTAATGGGTCGCGTCGTTCGTGCTAAACGTTGCAACACCGAGATCGTGAGCGCCGTTGATGGTCTCCAGCCCAATCATGTTGAAGTGACCAGCTGTCGACGTCGGAAGCAGCCCCTCTGCCGCGAACGCCCATGACGTGGTCTTTGCTGTTTGAAACAGACTGGCGACTGACAACCGAACGTTGGCGTTCGTGTCGGTGGCGAGCCCGCCGCCGGGGATCGCAGCATCAAGAACGCCCGTCGCCAGCGTGGCGGTTCCGATGGGAGAGTCGCCGAGTTTGATTTCTCGGAAGTTGGTCAGGTCCGGCGCCGCCGCCGCCATGATGTCTACGGCCTCGGTTAGCCACAGGTCATGATCGTAGGAAAACAGCTTGCCCGTTTGCGTGGGCGTCAGCCCTGCGCCCACGGCCTCGGGCGCGCTGCCGTCCACGCTGACGAGTAGCCCGTTCGGGTCACGAGACACGCGAACTGTGCCCTTGGGACCAATTGACTCGTTGCCGAATTCGAGATCGATGTGATTGGGCATGTCGCGAGGCTCCCTGTTACGCGGTTCGTTGCCAGAAGTAGACCACAAAATAGGGCGGCACGGAAGCGACCGCGTCGCCGGTGAACGTGTGCCCGTGCGTGCCCAGCGCGCTCCCCGTGAAGGCCGGCGCGCTGTTCGTGCCGGTGGCCGTGACGGCGTGCGTATGCGTTCCAAGCGCCGACCCGGCGAACGCGGGCGCGCTGTTCGTGCCGGCCGGCGTGACCGTATGGCTGTGGGTCGCCAGGGCCGAACCGGTGAATGCAGGCGCGGAATTGGTGCCCGTTGCCGTGACCGAGTGCGTATGCGTGGCGAGCGCGCTGCCGGTGAAGGCCGGCGCGTTGTTCGTGCCGGCGGGGGTGAGAGTGTGTTGATGCGTGGCGAGGGCCGAACCGGTGAATACGGGCGCGGCGACGCTTCCCAGCGGGGTCAGCGTGACGCCCACGCCCGTCGAGGTGTTGCCCGTGACCAACTTCGGGGATGCGGGCGTGCTCGATGACGTGCTCGCTGAGCCGGTGAACGTCGGTGCGTTGTTCGTCCCCGCTGGTGTCCCCGCGCTCACGAGGCTCGTGTTGATGCTCGCCGTTCCTGTGAACACGGGCGCGGCCACGGTGCCGGCCGGGGTGCCGGCCGAGGTGGCGCCAGAGGTGGCCGACGAGCCGGTAAACACGGGCGCGTCAACGGTGCCTGCCGGCGTGCCCGCTGTGATCGCACTGGTCGCTATGCCGACCGTTCCCGTGAACGTCGGCGCGCCTACTGAGCCTGCCGGCGTGCCCGCGCTGACCGCGTCGGTGCTCGCGCTCGAACCCGTGAACGTCGGCGCCGCTACTGAACCCGCAGGCGTGCCCGCTGACGTGCTGGCGTTCGCCCCCGTGGCCGTCGTCGTCTTACTGCCGCCCGTCTTGAGGACAGGGTGATAGTCGGGGTCGGCCCCGTCGTAGCCGACAGGCATTTGACCCGTACCGATGGCCGTCCACACGCCGAACCCGAGCAGCGTCGCCGGACTGGTCGCTACGGCACCAAGGAACAGGCACCCCACGGGCCAACAGGACGCTAGGACAGACACAGGAAGGTCGCCGGGCGTGTCCACCATCAGCGAGTATTGCGCGCCAGGCATTACGTGATCCGAACCGCCCCGTTATCAATGTCAAGGTACTTCCATACGCCTAGCGTGGCGTCGAAGAATGCGAACTTCTGTCCTGGCCACATGGCCACCATGCCGACCGTTGGTGACAGGATGGTATCTGGCGCCCCGAACTTGCGAAAGTTGGGCGGCGCAGTGCCGAGCATCGCCAGGTAAGCACATTCGGCGTCTTTGATCGACGTGTCGCTGGCTGGGATAATCTGGACGCTAGGCCGCCACAACGCGCCGGTCACCGTCGTGTTCGCCGAGATGGTGACCTTCCCCGACCCCTTCGTGATGACCTTGAACCATCCCCATTGCCACGCCCATTGACCGAACGACGACGGCACGTCGGGAAGGTTGCGCAGTGCCTCGCCTGCGCTGAGAGTGATGGTCTGGTTGCACAGTGGCGTGAAACCGCCCCAGAAAATCGTCATGTCGCCCGAACCGGAGTTCGACACGAAGTTTCCCGCCGAGCTGCCGCCCGTGTCGAACCGATTCCAGAACCCGAAGATAACTCGGTCGCCGTCGACGAGCGTTTGCGGGCCGGTCGTCTCATCGAACAGTGCGTGCGACACGGCGCCAGCCAGGAACGCCGTATTTGTGCCGTCTGGAGCAGTCGTGAGCGTCGCGCCCGTGGTAGCTTGCCAGGCGACGTTAGGGTAACCAGCCGACACGGGGCCGTAGTTCCTACGCGCGCTGTCGTGCTGGCGAAGTAGCGTCGGGCCAGACTCGCCGTATGTAAAACGGTCGGTCATCGGCGTGAAAGTCGTAGGGTCGTTTTCGATCACGCGACCGTTGGCCGGCCCGCACCTCGTCGTGTAGACGACGCCTCGGCAGTTGTTCAGGACAGAGCGGGCCTCGCCGATACCGCCGGGCGAGTCGTTCACGTCCATGTTGAAGCAATCCCAACGGCTGAGCACGCCCGTGCCTAGGTCGGGGTCCTCGGCGAGCCACAGGTTCGGCGAGACGGCGTTCTCAATCGACATGCCGTTGATGATTCCCGACGAGTCGCCCGTTCCGTAGAAGCCCGTGCCGAGCTGCTGGCACTCGGTGAAGAACTGGAGGTAGGCCGCGCCTCGCCCCGTGTCCATCATGCGCACGGTGCTATTGAATACCGGATCAAGGACGGTCGAGGCCGTGTGGTAGAACTGGCAATTCTGGTAGTAGTTCCAGAACGACACTCCAAGGTCAAGCGCCGGCCCGAGATCTTCTCGCAGTCTCACGAACTGGCAACGCGAATAGAGGATGTTCGCCGTGTACGCGCTGCCCAGGCCGTCGCCGTTGATTAGGCTACACCGCGACAGACGCCACTGCGCCGGGTGCGTATTCGGCGCGTCGCCCGGCGTGCTGCCTGAGATGATGCAGTCGTAGGGCACGCCCAAGTAGGTGACTGACGATGCCAGATTGTAGACAGTCCCGGCGTCCCACACGGCCAGCGGGCTAGACAGGCCGGCGCGCACGGTAGGGAAGTTGCCCGTCGACTCCGTCCAAAACTGCGCGTTCTCCCAGATGAGCCCAGCGCCCAGGCCGGCCATTTGAACGGCAGGCTCGATGAACTCGCCCGCGCCATCGCCGGGCGCGATGTAGCTGGCGCCCCATGCCTGCGGTCCCGGTTCGGGGTTCCCGCTGAACGTGATTTTCATCGGGTAGGCGATATCGATCCACGACTCGCCGCCGATGCCAGGGTCCGAGCTGCCGCGCAGGTTCAACCCGCCGCCCGGGAACGGGCTGGCCTGCACGAAGTCCTCCGCGATAATGGTGCCGCCGTGTAGTTCCTGCGTCAGTTGGACGGCGCGAAACAGGGTTTTCACGGCGGCGGTCGTGCCGTTGTGCGAGTCGTTCCCCGTCGTCGACACTATGATCGTATTCGACGGCACGCTGATATTCCCGCCGATGAGCGGCAGGGGTGGCCCGCCGTCGATGCTAATCAGCAGGCCGTTGGCGTCCCTCGACATGCGCACGGCGCCCTTACGCCCGACCGCATCGGACCCGTAGCCTATGTCGAGATGGTTCGGCACGTTAGACGGGGATCAGTTGGTACAGAAAGAGCACGCGCGCCGTACACACGGGCGCTACGCCGGTCATGCCGGCCGTGACGTTCAGCTGCAGCCCGCTGGTCGTCAGGTCGACGAGAGGATTTGGGCTGACCTGTGTGATTGCGAGGCCGCCCGTGTGCGCCGCCTGAGTCAGCAGGCCGGCCGCGCCAGCTTGTGACGCAAACGCGTTGTCGAAGCTTGCCGAGTTCGAGCCGATCGAAAACGTCGGCGCGACCGACCGCGTACCGCCGACCGATTCAAGCTCCCACGAGAACGCAATCGGGCGAAACCGTGCGGCGATGGCGGGGAGTAGCACATAGACGCCCGTCGTCGCGAGGTCGATGACGGCCGAATAGGACGCCTGCGCGACGGCCACGGTAGTCGGCCCATTCAGCTTGGCGAAGTTGGCGGCCGACATGCTGCCGGGCACGCTGGCCGACGAGGCAGTGAGCGCCAACGTGATGTCGGCGGACAGGTCGCCGCCGCCGGTGATTGGCGCCGTCGTGTTGATGGTCCGCCCCGACGGCACATCGCCGGGGTTATCGCCTGGCCAGAAGGGCACTAGCGCGGCCCCTTCGCGGCATACGTCATGGTCACGAGCGTCGAGCCGGCCGTAACGGTGAGCGTGAACCGCAAGCGCCGGCCGTCGAACGGGTCGAGCTGGACGAACTGCGAACTTGGCGCGCTGACTGCCGCGATGGACGGCGAGAATTGCGAGTTCGCGATGTTCGACCAGCGCGGCCCCCCGTTCGCCTGCGTCTGATTCAGCCCGGGCAGCGACGCCTGAACGTAGTCGTTGGACGCGTCCACGGACCACGTCGCCGTCGCGGTCAGGTCGGTGATGGTCGCGGTGACGGTCACGCCGAAAGTCTCATTGACCAGCGACGTGGTGGCCGTGGTGACGTGCGTGGAATCGACGACGGTCAGAATCGTCTTGCTGCCGTTGTTCCCGCCGTTGGCCGCGTTCGCGATGACCATGGCCGCGCCGACGTCGCCAGCGGTGAATGCACCGTTCACGAAGTGCCATGTCCCCGTCGACGCCACGACCGCGTCGGCCGCGTTGTGGACGATGGAACGCACGGCCGCGTTTTCGGTGATGAGCTGGAACGACACGCCGCGCACCTGATCGAGGGCCGGCGTGATGGTCACCAGCGGCGAGCCGGCGTATGCCGCCACCGTGTTCTGCCCGTCGAGGCGCAGGTAGTTTTCGAGGTAGTAGTCACCGATGGAAGTTGGCATGTCGCTTACCTTTCATTCTACCCTAGACCAGCGGCCTTTTGTCCTGGAGTTTGGAGGCCCACGTTCAATTTTGGCATGTTCGTTTGGGCGGGCGCGACGGGCGCCTGCTGTGGCGCGAGGTCGTGTACGTTCACGCCGTATGGGACGACCCGCTGCATTTTGAACGTCGCCAGCCCACGGTCAGCGCGCGGCGGCAGGTTCATGAACGACGGCTCGCGCAGGTTGCGGGCCACGAGCGCCGACAGGATAGACCCCTTCATGTGCTCGTACACCGACGGGTAGAACTCTTTGAACGTAGTCACCTGGTCGGGCTGGAGCGCGCCACATTGCATGAGCCGGAATATGGCCAGCGGGTCGTCAAGCAGCCAGTACTGAAGGAAAAACTCGTAGGTCTTGTCACTCGTCGGCTGAATCTTCTTCGGGCCAAGATACGTGTCGTAGTTCGCCACCGGCACGATGTCCTTGAGGTGCGCGAACACGTTCGTGAGCGTCGACTGGAACGACAGCGCGATGTCGGTCGCATCTGGCGGAAACTTGCGCATGATGTCCGTCACGACCGACTGAGGCACGGGCGCGAGGAACGTTTCGAGCAGCTTGCGGTACGTGAATGGGCGAGGCATCGACAGATTGCGCGGCAGGCGGTCGTACACGAAGTCGGTGGCGAGGTCGTCGATGCGCTTGCCTAGCCCGAGGATTTCCTTTTGAACGCCCACGCCCACGCGAGGCATGCCGCCCGTGAGCACCTTGGTCAGCCCGATGGTCGCGAGAGTCGCCTCGCCTACCTCGATGGGGTCTGTCTCGCCGGTCATGGCATCGCCCCCGCTGGCCCTTGGGTTACCTCGCCCGTGCCCGCGCCTGCCAGGTCGGGCGACTTAAGCGCCTGGATTTTGGCGTACAGTTCTTGTCCGCGCTGAGAGCCCGACGTGCGCAGTCGGTCGACCATATTGAACATGGGCGATTGAGGCATCGACGTCGCGGCTGTGGTGGCCGCCGCGCCCACCGCCGGAGCGGCAGCAACGGCGGCGTTCCCGACGGCGCGCGCAGCGGCAGGTGCTACACGTAGCGCGGCCTGTGCGACGGGTGCCGATGCCGCGCCTATGACCCCGCCGACTAGACCGCCTAGCACCCCGTGACCGTGCATGCCGCCTAGGATGATGCCGCCGATGCCGTTGGCGTGCGTGTTCGAAATCGCCTTGCTCGCCATCTCGGCGGCCTTTTCCACTGCCGACCCAGCGGCGGGGGCGGCCCTACGCGCGAGACCGGCCGCACCTGCGCCCGCACCCGCGCCGATGACTCCGCTTCCTAACGCGCCCTCGACTCGCTTGGCGGCGTCGACTGCCTGATCGTTGAGATGCTCGTATTCGAGCTGGCCCATGTCTGGACGCAGGGGAATCGAAAGCGCCGTGCCGGGCAGGCGAGCCGACTTGACGGGGCCGGTAGCAAGGTCGAGGCGCTCATTTTCGTCTTGAATGTCCTCGGGCTTCCCTTGCTTGTTGAGACGCGCCGAGCGCGGGTACTTCGACGGCCGTTCGGCCCGCGCGCCTTCAAGGTCGGCGTCGCTGAGCAACGGCTTAGCGCCTTCGAGATCTTTCGCGCTCAACAATTCGCCCACTATTGCGCCTCGTATCCACCGCGCGCATCGTTCCACTTCGCCTTACGCCCGTCCTTGAGTGTCAGGTCAGGATGCGACGATGCGACGGCCACGTTCTTGTTGAACTTGGATTTTTCCTCGGCTGACAACGGGATGAGCGTTTGCGTTCGATACTGGTTGCGCACGCCGTTGATGTCTTTGAACTTACTCTCCACGGCGTCGAGGTTGGCGCCGTAAAGAATCGCCTTCTTGAGGCTATCGATCAGATGGTCAGGCGAGATGGCGCCCGACGAGAACCCGAGTGATTCGGCCTCCAGCTTCAGAGACTCGTTAGTCTTGCCGAGCGGCGAGACCACGCCCAGCGCAATGATGGCGTTAGCGTACTTCGTGGCGCGCCGAATGATGGCCGCGTTGTCCAGCGGGTTGATCGTAGCTCCATTCTCGCGGATGTCGTCGGCCAGGTCTTTCACGCGGCGGGCGGCGTCGCCGAACTGTACATCGCGCGTCGTGAACCCCTGTGCGCCTCCCTTACCAGAAGTGACGCGACCGATGGCCATGCCCTTTTCGTTGCGGACGACCTCTTTCTCGTCCTTTTCGGTGAGCACGTGCTCTTTGCCCTCTTGGCCGGCCGCCTTGCCGCTGGCCGTTTGCCAGTCCTGGAAGATGGTGCGCGCGTTCACGGTGGTAGGCTTGCCGACCAGCGGAATCTTGTACTTGACGGCCAGTTTGTCGACGAACCGCTGGTCGATAGGCGTGCCCGCCTTCTTGGCGGCGTCGAGTTCATCCTCTAGTTGAATCTTCGCGCTGGCGCCCGCGCCACTTCCCCCGCCGCCACCGCCGCCGGCCTTCTTCTTGCGCAGTGCCGCGACTCGCTCCTGTTCGGCGATGCGGTCGCGCTGAATCTGTTCCTCATTCGTGAGGTGCTGAGCAGTCGCCGCGCCGGCCGTCGCGTTCGCCCAAAACGCGTTCGCCTTCTCGCTGGCCTCCAGCGCCGTCTTCTTGGCCGTCGAGACGTCGCCCTTGCCTTTGTTCGCGGCAATCATCGCGTTCAGCCGGCCGGATACCGCGTCCCACTTGGCACCCTGCGAGGCGTTGAACGCGGACAGGTCGCGCAGCTGCTTGACGTCGAGGTCTTTCTCACCTCGCTCGGCCGCCTCGACGGCCTTCCACAAGTCGGCGTGTTGGGCCTTCTGCTTCTCCAAGTCCTGCGCCATGTTCGTTTCGAGCAGTTGCACGCCTCGGTTGACGTGTCCGGCGTTCCACGAGATGCCGCCGAGGATGAGCCCGATAGCCGTCGCGACGTTCTGGCCGATGGTGCGCGACTCGAAGTAGGTGTGATACGGCTGTGACTCGGCCTTGATGCGCGCGTCGGTAACCGCCGTTTCGGCTGCCTGCCGGTGGATGGCCTGGCGGTCAAGCACGTCCTGTAGCGCCTTCGCATACTCGCCCTTGAACGTCTCGGCGAGTTGCGCGCGCTCGGTGTTCAGGCCGGCGCCCTCCTCGGCGTTCGCGACCTGCTCGGCGCCCAGTGCCGCCGTCTTCTCGGCGTTCTGCTTGGCACCCTCGACCGGCGTGGTAGGCGGCGGGACGACGGGCACAGGCGGCGGGCTAGGCGGTAGGCCGGTGGCCGCGCTGGCGAGCTGGTCGGGCGTGAGCTGGCCGCCAGGCACGGGAGGCGGCGGCATGGCCGTCGTCTGCGCGAACGGTTGATCGGCAAGCGCAGGCGCAACATCGGCGGGATTGGGCAACGGAGCGGGCAGGCCCATGGCCGGCTCGGGCGCTACGGTCGGGTCAAACGCGGGGTCGAGCGCCGGCCCTTCGAACTGTGGGTTAACTGCGGTCACGCGCGGGTCCCTTTGTCGCTTCGGTCGACGGAGAAGAAACTATTATCCATCAGACGGATGTACGTGCAGCCACGGCGGATGCACCTCGGCGGCTTCTCTTTCCAGCCGATGTAGTGAACCCCCCGCAGGTGTCGAAGCTTCTTCACGCGCGACTTTCGATCTTCTTGTTCAGGTGGCCCACCGCCGCCATGAGCGCGCCGAGCGCATTCTTGACGTCGATTTCGTGTCCGTCAGATACCGCGCGACCGACCGGCCCGCCTTGCTTCACGTCGCCAGCCATAACCCCAACACGCTTGCCGGGACCGTCGGACTTTGACTTGTACTCGAAGTTGAACCCGGCCACGTGCTTGAGGAAAGCGTCCATGTCGCCACCCTTAACCGGCGAGATGTCTTCTTTTTCGTCCTCGTCGGAGATGAGCTTGGCACCAACGCCGCCCGCGACGTTGCCCACGAGGTTGCGCTCCGATGCGATTTCCTCTTGATTGAGGTTCCCGAGTGCCGCCCCACCCGACACGGCCTGTCCGCTGAGCGCGGTGCCTGCGCCGGTCGCCGTCGAGGTCTGCTGTCCCGTCGCGGCCTGCTGTTGCGCGAGGAGGTTCGCTTTCGCCTGTTCGGCCTGCGCGACTTCCTGCGCACGAATCTGGGCGGCGTCCGCGTTCGCCTTCGCTTGTGCCGCGCCGAGCGCCTGGATGCCGCTGTAACCAGCCAGCGCGGCCGTATTGCCAGACGCGCCCGACGTGGTGGCGTTGATGTTGTTCTGAATGTCGCCCACGCCGCGCCGCAACTGCGTCTGCGCGACGCTGGGCGCCGTTCCGGCAATCTGCCTGTCGAGTTGCCGGCCAAGTCCCGACTGCGCGGCCAACTGTTGCTGATACTGCTGGTTGAGCAGGGCCAGCCGACGATAGAAGTCCTCGGCGTGCGCGCGGTCGGACCCAACGGCGCCTGTGAGCGCCGACGTGTCACCGCCTGCCAAGAGGGAACCGGGTCCGCCGAATGCGCTAGCCATGGGTGTGCCTTCCTGAAAAGTCTACCACGTCACCGGCCTGGTATGCGTCGAAAGTCATTGAATTTGTTGACGCCGATGGGGTCCATGCCTACTTCACACGAAACGAGTTCAAGTTCGCTCGAATTGCCCGGGTCGTCGATGCCGTCGAAGTCCACGAACACACGCAGGCCGTACGACGACGCCTGTTCAATGGCGGGGTTGATCGCCAGGAGGTAGGGCAGCGTCGGGTCGGGCGTGAACGGGGAGGCGTCGGGCGCCGGGAAGGTCGTCGGCTCGTCGGGCTGGTCGTCGGGGTAGGACAGGATGGCGTTCAAGTGATGCTCGCCTTTGTAGTCGCCGACGAGCTGCATCTCCCACACGCTCTTGAGCCCCCGCACGTTCGCGAAGTTGAGCGACGCGAACGTGACATCCCACGGCGTACCGTGCTTCGTGCCCGCCAGGTTGTCGGCGAACAGTGTCGGGCCGGCCAGCCATACGTGCTCGTCATCCTGGAACGCCGCCTCGCCGTCGAGGATGGTCATCAGGTACGCGCGCGCGGTCGGCAGTAGCCACGTGTACCAAGTCTGCACGACTTGATCGTAAACGTAGATGAACCCGGTTTGCGCCGTCACGTGTAGCCGCTGGCGCTTGTCGACGACGATGGACGAGATAGGCAGGGTGGCGAGCGAGTCTTGAATCGGCTGGCTAATCCACCCGTTCTTGACGTCGCGAGTGACCAGCCACACGCCTCCCGCCGTGGACGAGTACACGACCCCCTCGCCCAGCGTCTCGGAGAAGCCTGTGCACCCGTTCGTGAACGGCATCTCGACCACGTTGGGCAGCGTGCCGTTTTTGCCCGCCGCGTTCGGGAATGTGGTGGCCGGGATGTAGAAATTGCGCCCGCCCGAGCAGAGCACGAGCAGGTAATCGTCCATTTTGGCGAGCGACACGGCCGTCTCTGTCGACGGGATGATAAAGCGGTAACCCGGGAAGAACCACGCGGCGTCGCCCTCGGTCTTCTCGCCGCCCATCCACACGGCGCCATCGTAGCCGATTACCCACGGCCTATCCTTCCAGAACGCGCCCCCTCGGTTCGGCGGGGCGGGGAAGCGCGGCAAGAATCCCTTGTCGGTGTACAGGATCTCATTTGAGACGACGTTCACGTCGGGATTATTGTCGCTATAGTACCAAGTGAACTCGTCGGGAAACGAAAAGCCCGACGTATTGATCGTCGAGACCGGCGCCAACCCGTTGACGTTCAGGTCGTTCGTGAGCTTGTAATGCTGCGTCGTCGGCACGCCTCCCACGTAACTCGTGCGATAGATAGACAGCGTCAGCAGTCGGCGGTTAGTCGTGCCGAAGTGTGCCGAGATGGGCACGCCGTTCCCGTCGAACGGTTGAGGCACCCGACCGCCGATTTGAACCTGTGTGTTGGGGCCGGTCAGCGTCACGTTCAGCGGCGGACTAGGAATCGAAAACACGCGCTCGCCGTTTTCATCGGTGACTTCGGCCACCGCGACGTATTGATAGGCGCCGTTCTGCTGGAGGTTACCCGCGTCGTTCTGCGCGACTACGAACGGTTGCTCAAGGCCGAGGTTGATGCCGTTTTCGTGGAACCCCGACGCGGTGAACTCGCTCGCCATCGGGCCGGGCAGCATGAGTTCGCCCGACACGGCCACCGACAGGCCGGGCGACGTGGACAGCGTGAACTGTTTGATCCCAACGGTCGACAGGTTCGCCGAGACCGCCGCGTTGACGACCTGGCCGAGCGGCGTGACCAACGACTGGCCCGACGTGAAGCTAATGGCCCGGTACGGCAGCACAACACGGATGCCCGTCGGCGTGCTGACGACGCTGGAGACGGACAGCGGATACAGGTTCGCCGGGAAGTCCATCGTCCCAGGCTCAAACCGCCAGTCGGCGAATGCGATGCCCGTTTCGAACTTGCCCACCTGCGGTTGCACGCCCGTGAGCGGTGTGATGAACCAAGTAGGCTGAAACTCGGGCGAGACGTTCGTGCGAAAGAAAATCGTGATGGTCTCGGCGCCGCTGAAAAGTTGGTTCACCTGATTCTTGAGACCGTTCAGTGGCACAGTCAGAAACTCGCTCGTCGTGTCGCCCATGCCGGTGATTTGATACACGCCGTCGTCCTGCGTGTGGAACGCCGAGCCGGTGACCGAGATGAGCGCGCCGATGTACGTGTAATCGAACGTCAGCGATTGAAGCAGGAACTTGTACGGCGGCAGAGTCAGCGGCAGGACGACAGATATCGACGGCAGCGGGTTGGCGAATACCTCGGCCGTCAGGGCGGTTGCGGTCCCCGTGTCGACAGCCGAGCCGCTGGCGAACGTGATTTGGAATCCATCGCCCGTGCTGTTGTTTTCCGGGTGAACCGTATCGCCGGCTACCACAAGGTCGGACCCGACATAACTTGTATCGTACGGCGAGCCACCGCCGAGTCCCCAACGGTTCGGCGCCAGCGGAGAGATGTCGGTGGAGAATGCGCCGCCGCCGGCCGTCTCGGACCCGCGTACGACCCAGGCTGCGTAGCCGACTCCGAAGAACGACACAGAATCGGTGTTGAGCGAGTATCGCGCGATCGTCTTCGTGCCGTTGTTCGCTGGCGTCGATGATCCGCTGACGACCATCGTTGACCCGACGAAAAATGCTCGCGTGGTCGAGTCGACTTTGCCAGTGTCGTTGATGGCATACGACGCCATTGTGACGCCCGTGACGGTGCCGGGCCCTACGCCGTCGAACGTGCCGGCGGGAATGTTGCCGCTGGTGATTTCGCCGGTCGTGTAGACCGTCGTGGTAGTCGCGCCGGGGTCACGCGCCACGACCTCATAGTCACCGTCGGCGGCCGTGACGCCCGTGGATCCGGCGATGTTGAGTCGCCAGTTCGTACCCGTGAACGCGCCGCCTGCGAATATCCACTTGGCGACAAGCGTACCGTCTGGCACGCCTTGTGACGTGAGGCCGGTGGCGACGAACGGGCCAACCGTGTCGCCGTTCTGGATGGCAAAGGGAGCGGTGCCTGATGTCCAAATCGCCACGCCGCTGAGCCGACTGGTAGCGGTAAATGTGGATCCCTCGACGAAATCGCCGAGGGCAACGGCGATAGGCTGTTCGGGCGCGCCTGTCATCCCGTCGCCCGCTGTGATCGTAACGTCCACCGATGTCGACGTGACGCTTAGCCCGCTGCCTGACTGGTAGTACGTGACCGCGTGATACTCGTCGTTGTGCTTGAACGCGCGCGAGACTTGGCACGTTTCGTTGTTCTGTCGGATTAGCGTGACCGCGTCTGCCCACGTGCATTGATAGACCTGCGAGTAGCGCAACTGCGGATCGTTCGGCGGGCCGACTGTCTGCGTGGGTGCCAGGACGGTGAACGACACGAACAGCGTAGGCTGATTCGGCGATGCGCCCTCGACGGGCCAGCCGATGAGCGAGTCGATGGGCGTTGTGTCAGGGCACTGGACGGCGAAATTGTACTCGTGCCCGACCGTCGTCAGCGCGGTCATCTGATAGCCCCACAGGCGTCCGGCAGGGTTCGAACCGTCGCCGAGTACCGCGAGGTAAGCGTTTGCGTCGAGGTCGTTCGTCAGCCAGGCGAGCGGCCCACGACAGTGAATCGACGCCTGGTCGCCGGTGAGCAGTGTGATCGACCCGCTGGCGTAACTGTAGGCCGTGAACCGCACGCCATCGGCCGCGCCTATCTCGTCGTTGAGCGGCTGCGCGAGGGTCATCCCCGATGAGTGACGCGCGTGCATGTCCCAATATCCGGGCGTCGAAATCCACACCTTGCCCACGCTGAAATCCTCGGCCAGTAGCGCGCCGCTTAGGTCGAACGTTTTCACGTTGAAGAACTGGCCGGCGCCAGGGCTGACCCGCTGTTCGTTGTAGACCACCCAGAAGAACTCACCCGTGGCATCGACGCACACGCGGGCCATGCTGGCGAGCACGGTATACAGGTCGTCAGGGTTGTAGAGAATCGTCGGCGTGCGAATCCACGAACCATCGTCGGCCTTGAACCCGACGTACACGATGACCGACGGGGACTCGCCGCCCGTCTGCTCGACCCACACCGAGCAGGTCACGCCGTTGGAGTAAGCCGAGTCGGGCGCGACGATTGTGTGTTGGCTCGTGTGGAATACGGTCTCGCTGAGCCGGTTCGTGATGACGCGGGTGTCGCCGTACTTCGTCCAATCGGTACCGTTCCACACGCGCGGGATGGAGTTGGCGATGGAGAGCATTTGCTCTCCCAGCGTGCCAAGCAGTTCGGGGTTCGCCCACGCCGGGTCGTCGGGCGTGCCCGTCGCCGCATCGTGCCCGGTGGTCGGCAGCGTGGCGAACCCGTTGCGCTGCTTGACGACGATACGCGCCGGCTTGCCCGCGCCGGGGTTGTAGTGCGTGACCTGCGTGTTGACCGCGTTCGTCAGCCGGCCCACGACGCCCGAGCGGTCGCCTGGCTGCTGATTGAGCGCGGCGATGAAGACGTCGACCACCGAGTGACGTAGGCCCATCAGACCAGCCACCACGCGGTTGAGTCGCACACGAGCGTGATGGCCTTGGTAGCCGGCACGTCGATGGTGAACAGCCCATCGCCCGTCGGTTTCCCGTTGGCCTGCGCGACCGTGACCTTGTTCCCGCTCGTCGAGTTCTTGATCGTAACCACCGTGTTGATGGATGGATTCGGGAGCGCGAGTTTCATCGGCCCGCCGCGCGAATTGACGATGATGTATCGGTCCTCGGGTTCAACGGCCGCCGTGTTGAACGTCGGTGTAGCGGTCACATCGCGCACGGTTATATCGCCGCGAAGGATGACCGTGTTCAGGTCGGCGAACGCGTCTTGGATGTCCTGCTGAATACGGTTGACCGCCTCGGCAGTGACGGCGCCGACGATGCGAATGAGCTTGAACATCAGCGCATCCCACCGCCGCCGAACCCGCCGCCTGACCCCCACCCGCGCTGAATCGGCGCTTGCTTGACGCCCTCGCTGCGCTGTTTGGTGAGCGCGACCACGCGCGCGGAGATTTCCTCAAACTGCCTGTCGATGGTGACCGTGTCCTGCTGGCGCGACGTGCGGATGATGCGCGAGGCGTATAGGACGACGTAGCGCGACCACGGGGTAAGCGGCTGAGGCAGGGCGTCGATGGTGCCGGGCACGGGAGATGCCACGCCGACGGTGCCGGTGGGCGGCGTCGTAAACGTGCCGAGCGCCTGTGGGTCGGGCGTGACGGTGATTTGCTGGCCTGACAGGACGGCGGCGATGGTGTATGGAACGTTGAACACGCTGTTGGACAGTGCCGAGACGACCGCCGACCCCGACGGCGGACTCGTGAACGCGCCCAGTGTGCTCGTCGCGGGCGTCGTCGTGATGGTCGTCGAACTCAGTCGAGATGCGATTGTCCACGAGATGTTAAACGCCGTGTTCGGCGCGGCAAAGTTCGGCGTGATGGTGCCGCCAACGTCCGCGCTCGTGAAATTCGCGTTGGCCATACTCCACCCGATGCCGCCCGCCGTCGTATCGGCCGCGTCAATGGCGAACGTGCGCGACACCTGCGTGAAGGCCGGCGTGATGACGCTTCCGACCTCGCCGGCTACGAAATTGGCATTGTTGAAGGTCCACCCGAACGGCTGCGAGACGTCGCTCGGGTTGACGTCGAACGTGCGCGAGGTTGGCAGGGCCAGCGACTTGAGCATCGGCGTGTAAATCAGCCGGTAGTTGCCCGCTGCGTTCGGCGACGGGTAGACCGTGAGCGTGTCTCCGTCGATCCAGTAGCTGCGCCCAAGGAACCCGCTGTATGACCACGACGAAGCCAGCGGCCACAGTGCGTTTCCACGGTTGCGCTCGGCGAATGAGTCGAGCATCGGCACAGTCCACGGGGGCGAGTCGCCGTTCAGCAGGTCGAGCCCCTGCGCCATCTGGAAGTCGGGCACGGTCGTCAGGTCGAACACGCTGCCCGCCTCGCCGTTCGTGAGGCTGAAATCGACCGTCGCCTTGAACCACGACGCGAACCGTACGATCAACTTGTCGCGCAGGTCGGCGTACCCGTCGGTCAGAAACTCGGCGATTTCAGAATCCGAAAAAAGCCTGTTAGACCTCAGGCCGCTGGCGAGTCTGGTCTGTGCAATCAGCGACTCGACCGACACGGCCATGGATCAACCTGCTTTCTTTGCGCGCTTCTTCTTGAGGACTTCCCGTCGGTGCGACAGGACGATGGCCACTCGCTGCTTCGGATTCGTGTAGCCGGCGGCCTTTAACTCTTTGAAGTTCTGTTCCGTCCCCTTGCGAGACGTATCGTCCGACAGCGGCACGGCCTAGTACCCGCCGCCACCGCCGCTGTACTTGGCCACCGCCTCACGAAGGGCGTCGTCGATGGCCTGCGGGTCCCGCGAGTCGAGCGCCTTTTGCAACTGCTCGCCGCACGAAACGTCGCCCTCGGCGGCCGCCTCGTCGGCGGGCTCGCTCGCTTCCTCTTCGGGCGACCCTTCGCCCGGCATCGCGTCAGCCGGTTTCTTGCCTGCGATCTTCTTCAGAAATGCAGCTTTGTCGATGCCGGGCATGGTCGGTCTCCTTACTGGCTCTTGTAGTTCTGGACTTCGATGTCGATGAACACGATGTCACCATCCGCCGTGTCGACGGCCGCCCCTGCAGCGGTCTCCGAGGTCAGAACGATGGTTCCGGTGGTGGGCGCATTGCTCGTCACGCGCAGCCGACAGGCCCCGCTTGACGAATAGGACGCCTGTTGCACCCCCCCGGTGACGTTCGCGAGCTGGAAGAAGTTGTTAGCCACGACGACCGTGATAACCCCCGTCCCGCTGTGCGCCACCGAGGTGATTCCGTTGCTCATGCTGAGCGGGAACGTAGGCACTGCGCCAGACGCACCCGAAGTGTACTTGACTCGGTAGTGGACAATTCCACCCTGGGAGTCGCTGGTGTCGTTTCCCCAAGCTTGCGGCGTAGGTGCCCCGGCCATGGTGAACCCTCCTTAGAGGTTGAGGCCGGTCCCGAGGCCGGTCGTGATGACAGCGTTCGACATCAGGTTGTTGCAGCCGAAGAAGCCCGTCGCCATGACGGTGCAACGCGACTGGTTGAGGTTCGACGTGTTGCCGAAGTCGTCGATGATCATCTTGCCGTTGGTCGCCGGCCGGAAGATCTTTCCTCCGTTCGGCGGCGCGAACTCCCACGTCCCCGACTTCGTGAGCAGCATGAACGTCGCCGGCATGGACGGCTCAAGCAGAACGTCACACTTCCCGGTCGGCAGGACGATGGTGAAGCCAGCGAACTCGACTTCCACACCGTTCACCGAACGCATGTCGTAGCGAATCTTTTGATCGCACGACTGCGCCATCTTCGGCCCCACGAGCGGGTTCACGAACAGCGTATCGGGCTTGGCGAGCGCCGACGCGTTGCTCATGTAGGCCGCCGTAGCGTAGACCGCCTGGAACGGCGGCGTGCTCGACCCGTCGAAGGCCCACCCCGAGACGGCGGGAACGTTCGACGAGCTGGTGCGGGTCACCCCCAGGAACGGCGAGGTGGTCGGCACGCCAGCGGTGCGCAGGCTGGCCGGCGGCACCCACTGAAGCACGGACGGGAACAGCCCGCTCGTGTCCGTGGTCTCCGGCAGCTGGCCCTGGAGGCCGATAATGTCGCCCGCGTCCGGCACGAAGCCAGTTGACCCCGCGTCGGCCGTGATGATGCCGCCCACCGGGTTGACGCCCAAGAGGGTGCCCGTGCCAGTGATGAGCGCGCCCGTCGCGGTGTCCTTCCCGCTGATGACCTGGCCGATGCTGAACTTCGCGGCGTCGGTCGGGACGGTCAGGACGATGTCGTAGATGGGCCCGCCGGACACGCTCGCGACCACGGCCATGGCGCCAGCCGCGCCAGAGGTCGAGCCGAGCAGCATGTTCGCCAGGTTCTCGGTGGCGATTTCCAGCGCGTTCTTGGTGCTGTTCATCGCGATGTCGACGGGCGACTGAGGCGTCTCCGAGTACGCCTGGTCCTGCCACTGGATACGGGTCGTCCCGTATACGATGGCGGGCGGGACGGTGAATCCCGCGCCGGTGAACCCGTTCGCCGCCGAGTTGGCGAGCGAGTCGCCGAACTGCCCCGAAGCGCCGCCGCCCGGGCCAGTCTCGACGGGGATACGGTAGCCCGTGCCGCCCGCCTTCTTGATCGTCAGTCGGTCAAGGAAGGGGTGGGAACGAACGAAAATCGGCAACCACAAATCGTCGAGGGATTCAATGGCTACCGCGTTGAGGTCAGCTCCAAGGACATCGGTCATAGCGCACACGCCTTTCGCGAAGATTGAGAATCGCGGCGGGACGGTTGCCGATGTAGGGCGCCCGGTGGCGCGTGACTGACCTAACGACTAGTGTTGCGTAACTTACGGGAATGTCAAGTGCTAAGGCGGGCCGGCTAGTTTTCGCACACGCCGGCCGGCCTCGGCGAAGGTGCGTCGGTAACTTCGCTGCACCAATTCCGGGTCGCCAGCGTCGGCCACAAGCGCGCACTGCTCGATGACTTCGTCGGCCAGCGCGCGCATTTGGTCGATGAGAATGTCGCCCGCGTAGCCGCCGTGGGGCTCGCGCACAGTGCTGGCATGCCGCTCGATGAGCCTGGAGATGACCACCCTGTCCACGGGTCAGCCCCCGTATTTCGCGAGCAGGCGCGCCCGTACCTGTGCCTCGGCCTCGCGGGGGTTCTTCGACAGCGTCTCGCGCTTGAGCGTGACGGCCGGCACGGACAGCTTGCGCCCGTACTTGCTCGGGTCGAACACGAACCCGGCGTCACGCGTCTTGGTGAACCGCCGGCCGGTCTGCTCGTACTCCGCTTCGACCTCGCCCGCCGCTTCCAGGTACAGCGCGTCGGCCTGCTCGGCGGTCAGCGTCGAGATGTCCACCTTGTCGCGCGTCACGATGGCCAGCGCGGCGTTCTGAATGAGGTCCACGGCCTCGGCCTGGTTGTCCGGGCGGGCGCACAGTTCGAACGTCTTGGCGTGCGTGCCGATGAACCGGGTCACGTACTCGCCGGCCGCCTTCTGGGCCTCGGCCGCCTCGCGCTCGCTGGCCGCCTTGGTGTCGCCGTCCTTGCCCGCGCGCAGGTCGGCAAGTTCCTTGCGCAGCCCTTCCACGACGCCCATCAGCGCCGCCATCTCGGGCCCTGGCTTGGCTGGCGGAGTCCCCGGTGTGCCGCCCGCGTCGGCCGATTCCTGTTCCTTCTCGTAGAAGAACGCGACCAGTTCGGCCAGCACGTCGAGGCCATCCTTGCCCGTCAGTTTGGACAACGCGGCCAGTCGTTCCTCGCCACCCTTCTCCCACAGGCTTTTGACCTCGCGGGCCAGTTCGGCGTCAGCCTTGAAGGGTTCCAACTCCTTGACTCGCGCCTCCAGGGTGCGCTTGTCGCCCTGCAAGGTGCCGAGCATGCGAATCATCTTCGGGTCGCCCTTCAACTCGGGCGGCTTGTCGGCGGGCGGCTCGATGGGTTTGCCCGTCTTCATGTCGAACTTCTTGGGCGCCAGCTCGGGGTTCGCCTCTTTGATCTTGTCCTTGATCGCCTCGAAGATCTTGTCGGCGTTCGGGATGGTCGGCGGGGGAACGTCCACGGCGGGCGAGAGAATCGGCGCGGCGCCTTCGACTACGGGTGCGGTTGGCTCGGGCATTGGTCGCCTCCTAGGCGAGTGACTGTGGTGCTACGGTGGTGTTCGTGTTCGGCAGGACGGGCGGCGGGGCAGCTTCGAGCGGCGCGGCCATTCCAGGTGCGCCAGGGATGACGGGCGGCGGGGTGATGCCCGTGAACGCCATCGGGTCGACGGGCGGGACGGCGCCGGCTACGGGCGAGGGCGGGGCGTCGGGCGTGGTCGACTGCTTGAGGAACGACAGGATAGTCGAGCGCCACATGGCCAGCCGGTCGAGCGCGCCTTGGTCCGCCCCGTTGGCTTCTTCGCGCGCGTACCGGGTTTCGACGGCCTTCTTGGCGTAGGGGAAATCCATGTACGGGGTCGGCGGGATGTAGTCGTCCGACTTCACTAGCGCGTCGAGCTGCTTTTCGATATCGTCCGTCTCGGCATTCAGCTGACTGAACAGGCCAGGGATGTCGGGCGTCTGCATGAACTTGTTGTACGTCTTGTCGTCGATGCGGTTGTTCGCGCGCATCTGCTCGACGATTTGAATACGGCCCGCCACCGTCTGCGACAGCCGGCCGACGTTGTACGCTTCCAGGTCGTCGATGCGGAAATTCGCGTTCAGCTTTACCGACTTCCAGTCGAATTCACGTCGCCCGCTCTTGAACGTGGTCCCCAGCCGCTTGAACAGCATGATCTTTTGATACGCCGCCCGGCGGTCGAACTCCTCCAGCCGGCCAATCTTTTCGAGAAAGTTCTGGTCATCAATCTGGGCGTACTTCTCGATGGCCACGGCCGCCGTGATGCCCGCCGGCATCTCGCCCTTAACCGCCGCCTCGCTGACGTGGACGCGCGACCGGCCAAGCTCCATGAGGAACTGGAGGCGTGACAGCCAATACTGCCCGACAGGCTCGGGCGTCACCCACATGGGCTGTTTCCCGAGGTACGTGCAAATCGCCGCGTCGAGGTTCCCTAGCGTGTCGGTGTTGACGTTGCTGTTCTCATCGACGAACCACTTGCCCGAGCCGTTGCGCATGTCGGCTTCCACGCCGCGCGACAACAGCCCGTCGATCCACTGCGAGATTTGCAACAGCAATTCGGCGATGCCCTGGCCGATGATGCTGCCGGGCAACTCCTGGAACGACCACCACTCGAACGGGTGAGGATACTTCCACTCGGTGTCGATGATGGTCATGTCGCCGATGACCTTGACGTACCGGCCGGGCGTCGACTTCGACAGCGGGCGCGTCCACCCACAGAGCAGCGGGATGATGTCCGTACAGTCAGGCTCGCCACGCCCGAAGTAGAACGCCGGGTAAGCCGACGGGGCGTTTAGGATGGCCTGCTCGACCTCGGCGTTACCCTTGAACTCGTCGAGCAGCTCGGTGCGCTTGGCCCATACGCGGCGGATTACGTCGTACGGCTTCGGGTCATCCAGGTTGGCGTACAGCATCTCGTCGGGGTTGACCGCTTCGAGCATCGGGTTGCCGTGCCCGTCGTCGCCGAAGTACATGGGCGCGCCGCCGTACCAAAACGCCTCCGTGCACATGGTCGCGCGCTGTGTCTGGTAGCCGAGTTGATCATCGGAGAGGTCGATGCCCTCCTCGATTTCCTGCGCCATCGCGTTCTGCTCGGCGTCGCCCTCGGTCGGTATCATCGACACATAGGTCTGGTGGCCGAGCAGCCGGTTGGTGAACACGTCGGCCATCGTCGCGGCGAAACCTGACTTGACGCCCGAGAAGTTGAACCCGCTGTAATAGTTGACGAAGTTGGGTGGCCGTTTCGCCATCCCGTAGACCGACGTGCTGAGCGCGGGCCGGCCCGTCATCTCGCGGTAGTACATCCAGTTGCGCGCGCGCATCGGGATGTTGGCGACCTCGCGACGCGTGGCCGAGCGGTTGAGCGCCTGTGCGAGTTGCTTGCCCGTGGGGTCCTTCTTGCCCTTGCGTTCGGCGGTCCACCAGAGGTCGGATAGCTTCTCCAGTTCTGCCTTGGTGACGGGCATCAGCTAACCTCAAAGTCGAACGCGGGTGGCGTCTCATCGAGCATCGCGACCGCCGGCTTGATCTCGCGCTGTGGCGGCCTGCGCTTGATCGTCACGTCGGCCAGCTTTTGGATGGCCCCGCCGCCCGGCAGTCGTTCGACGGCCCCGACCGCCGTCTTGAAGGTCACTTCCAGCGTCAGCGCGCCCTGCGTCAGCTTGACCGACCCGAAGTCGGGCGCGAACTCCCTCAGCGTCTTGAGCATGGTCCGCGCTGACCGGGGGTCGGTCGTGCGGTTCGTGCGGCGGCGTCGCTTGGGTTTCAACCTGGCACTTTGAATGCAGTGACTACGGTTACTACGCCGGTCTTCTGGTCGACATCCGTAACGGTCATGTGTCCCACGGGGAATCGATTGCCCCAGAGGCCGTGTTCGGGAAATCGTTCCCAGGTGTTCCCGCCGTCAAACGACGTCCATTGTGCTCCGACTTCGAACCCGCCTGGCAAGAATGGCTCGCGCATGAATGCCGCGCGCTTTTTCTCGCAGTTTTCCACGCCGCACTGTCCACAAACGGCCATATGACGAAGCCTACACTATGCCGAAACAGCTTGCAATAGTGGTCACTTTGGTGGCACCCACATTCGCGCGTAGGCCGGCAGCGTCGGCACCTTTGGCCCCTTGCCCCTAAGCACGTCGTCCAGCGTCTTGCGCTGCTCCTCGGCCAGCCGCTCGCGCATGGTCATCGGCTTGGCCGGCGGCTTCGGAGCGCCCATCTGCGTGTACGATGGCAGGTCGAGCGCGATGCTGGCCGCGTCGCTGACCGCTGGCACCTGCGCCGTCACGTCGAGTTCCCACTTACCCGCATCGCGCGTCTTGGGGTTCCACCGTGCGGTCGACAGGCAGTCGGCCAAGTAGCCCCCTTCGATGACCTTGGCCACTCCGAGGGCGAGCAAGTCGGACAGCCGTTGCACGCGCGCCTTGGCAGCGCCGGCCGTCTTGAACGCCGACGCGACGGTGATGCCGTGGGTCATGCGCAGCGCCTCGTTCACCGGCGGGCTAGACCCCTCGGCGTCGCGAATGAACTCCATCCCACCGCCCCGGTAGCGCGTTCGCAGTTCGGCACATACGGCCAGCCAGTCGCTGTCTAGCGGGTCGGCCCCCGGCTCGGTTACCGCCTCGGCGAGCTGTAGCAGCCGGTCCTTACGCCGGTGGTCCCACGTCCACGCGACGATGGCGAACCGGCCGTTACGCGCGGCCTGCTTGATGCCGACGATTGTGCGGTCGAAGCCATGAGGTAGATCAGCCAGTCGTAGAGTGAACGGTCCAAGTACACGTACTTCGGCGCGCGTCGGCGTGTACGTCTGCCGGCCGGCGTCAAAGCGGTAGGCCGTGGCACTGGACGCGAAGACGATTTCGCCACGGAACCGACGGCGCACTTCGGGGTCGGAGGGCGAGAAACCGTACTTCGCGCAGTAGTCTTTTTCGCGCTGCTCGTTGTTGAGTTGGAACGGGTTGTCGAACCGCGAGAAGTTGAACGGCGCCCAGGCCGTATTGGTTTTTGCTTCTTCCCACGTTCGCCACATGTAGCCAGAAGGAGTGTCCGGGATCGATCCACTGAGAACGAGACGGCCGGGCGTCGGCTTGTCGTATGTAGTTTCATCGAGCATGGGGGCCAAGACGTCCTCGACGGTGATTTGCGCGATGCCTGGCTCACTTTGCATTTCATCGAGTATCGCGATGCCTCCCGCAAGCTGGTCGCCTAGCAAGTGTGTCACCCGGCGCATGTCGTCCGACCCCGTGAAGTAGACGCGAGAACCGTTGCTGAACTCGGAAAATTGCTCGCTGTCCGACGACAGGTGTGGGATATCGAACTTCTTGAGCAGCTTGCGCCACTTCCTAAAAATCGGGGCCGCTGCGTCCTTCGTCAAGCCGAGGTAGAGACAGGACACGTCGTCGGTCCTGATGGCCGTGAGCAGTAGCAGGCCGCAACACACTTCGGACTTCCCCGCGCGCCGGCTGCACATGAAAATCATGTTCTGTGCCGGGCAGGTCATGATTTCGATTTGCTTGGCGTGACGCTCGCCGTGCTTCCCCGTGGCGATGGTATCCGGGGTCACGCGCGCGACCGCCTCTGACCACCGTCGGTCGAGTTCTGCCCGCGCCGACTCGGCGGTTAGCTTTGGCTTTGCGGCTGGCATGGGAAGTTCAGGAACGCGAACGGGCCGAACGTAGACCGCGCTGCTTGATCGTACGCTATCGCTGCCTCCTCTTTCGTGGCGAAATAGCCGAGCGTTTTATGCGTGGCTCCGACCTTTATTCTCGCCCTCCACTTCGAGTCACGGCCGAACCACGACACACCTTTGTAGCCCGACGAATTGTCGCGGCGATGGGCCTGATTCGCCATGTTCTGAGTGCCTGTCGCCGCTCGCAGGTTCTCCCGCCTGCAATTCAAGCCGTCACGGTCTGCATGGTCGATCTGCCCTGTGATCCCAATCCTGGCTCCGATGACCCGATGAAGCTTGACGAACTTCTGGACTCCGTTGTCGTCCCTGCCGACTGACCGAATCGCATAGTCCGTGCGTTTCCCGCGCGACGCCGACCATTTGAACTCGGCTAGGTCGGCATCGTCCTCGTCGACGACTGCGCTTAGGCCGCGCGACAAAGTGATGACTGGCATCATGATCCTCCTGTGGGCAGGCACATCCATGGCCTATGTTGAATCCGCCACCGCCTCGTGCCCCTGTTCGGGATGAACGGCGACGTCATTTGCTTGCGCTTATCGATGCCCGCGCACTTGAGCATGTAGTCCCCGACGCCCTGCCCGCGAAACATGTCGCGCACGTACATCCAGGCGAGTTCTTTCGCGCTTCGGTGGACCGTCCACCCGACGATCAAAAGGTCCGACTCGCACACCGTCGCCGTCCACCCGTTAGCGAGCAGGTTCATCAGCAGGCTCACGACTTGGCCGTTCTCTAGTCCCTCGACGTGCGTGGACGCCAGCCGGACAGAGCGCAGGAACGTCTCGGCGATGAATCCCATGTCGTCGGGCGTGGCGGGCCGGCAGATCACTTAGGCTGGCTTTCCCACTTGGCGATTTCCTCGCGCATTCGTCGCGCCGCCCGTCGATGCTCGAACACGTTGAAGGCCAGCGACCTCAAGGCCGCCGCGCCCTCCGGAGTTTGGTGCAGCCATGACGCCGAGATCGCGTCATACAGGCGCTCGGATTCATCGGCCTGCCCGTCTTCGTTCAAGGCCATGAACTTCATTTCCTGTAAGCCACTTTCGTCGCTCACTTTGCCGCCCACTTCTTGACGAGCAGTTCGCCGTCTGGGCACAGCGGCCCCTCGGCGTGTGGGTTTCCGTACGCCTGGATGGCTTGCTTGCACTGCTCGCAGATTTGCGCGTGCAGCACGAGGTCGGTGTTGTGCCGTCGCTCTAGCACGACTACTCGCTTAGCCAGGTCTTCGATGGCCCTGGTGACGGTCGTCTGCGTGTCACGTAGCGCCGCGCCCATCGCAGTCGCCAGCTTTTCGACCATTTCGACGATTTCGCCACGGGATACCTTGGACTCGCCCATTAGAACACCGGCGCCTTTCTCATCAGTTCTTCGTTGGACGCGCCCGCCGCTCCAGCCACCGGCACGCTCGTCGGCTTTTCGTCGGGGTCGAGTCGCGAGCAGGTCGCCAGGATGCGCGCCGCCTTGCCGAGTTGGTCGAGGTCGTCGTCGTTGATGCCGGCCGGCTTGTCGCAAATCGCGTTGACGTAGTCGGTGACGGACTTGCGGATCTTTTCAAGCAGCTTGTCGGGCGTGTCGTCATCAGGCATTCGGGTCCCTCCTAAACTTGGCGCGCTGTGCTTCGGTAATCGCCCGGCACTTCGGGCACGTCACATCCTTGTAGCGCATCGAGCATTTCTCGCCATCGGCCTCGCGTGCGCCGCACTGGTAGATGCCCGACTGAACCATCCGGTGAAGTAGCTGCTTCGGAAGTTTCATCAGCCATCCTCGCCAGGTTCAGACGGTTGGCACGCTTCGATCTGCTCGCCGGTCAACTTGCGCCACCCCTGTTTAATCCACACGTCAATCATACGGCTGGCCGTCGCCCACCGCACGTTAACCGGGCAGCCAGCGCGCGATAGGCTGTTGCGCTGGCGAAATGAAGCCATGTCCTCGCGTAGCCACTTCTTGGCCTGTTCCTGTAGCGCGCGGACGGTCCCCTTGGTCAGCTTCTTGTCGACTTCCTTGGTCAGCAGCTTGTTCTTGCGCATCCACGCGCGGTCGGCCGCGTCGGCAGGCTCGGCCGCCCACTTGGGCGCCGCCCCGCGTTCCTTCGGCTCGTCCAGACCGAACCGGCGAAAGGGGTCGAACGTACCCCGGCGAGCCTTCACAGCGGCGCGCGCGGCGGCTGTAGCGATGCGCTGGCGCTGCTCCTCGTCCTCCGCGTCGATGAGTTGCTGCGCCTCGGTTAGCGCCTCATCTAGCGTCGTGCCTGGCTTCTTGGCGAGCACGTCGGCCGCACGGTCCTTCACCGCGTCGGGCACCCGCTTGCCGGCCAGCGCGTTCGCGGCCGTGACCAGCGAATGGCGCCCCGGATGGCCGGTGATGTCGAGCAGTAGAAAGTTCGGCTTTGAGCTTGCCGCGATGGCCGCTAGCCGTTGTTCTACCGTGTCGAGTTGGCCGATCCACCCCTCGGGCCTGCCACCTCGCCCCGCCATCTGCACGTACAACCCTTGCGACTTGGTGGGCCGCGCGATGACGATACAGCGCGCGTTCGGCACGTCCAGACCTTCGATATATATGGCGCAATTCGCGATGAATTGGATCTTCCCGCTGGCGAAATCGCGCAACGCCTCGGCGCGTTCGCCCACGTCGGTGTCCTGGTCGACCGACCGGGCCGACCCTGGCTTGAGTTGGTTCAGCGTGTCGGCTACCGCGTGCGCCGATGCGACACCGGGCGTGTAGATGAGCGTCGGCCGGTCTTTCGCCTCCTCGAATGCGATTTGTGCGATGGCGGCGGCGGACTCGGCGATTTGCGCTTCAAGGTCGCCTAGGTTGAGGTCGCCGGCCGTCGTCTTGACCTTCGACAGGTCGATTGAATCGATCATGCGCGACACGGGCACGATGGGACAGAAGTACCCTTCGGCCACACCCACGTCGACGTCCCGCTGAAACGCCACGCTTTCGAATACGTTCCACTGTCCGATTTTGTCGTGGCGCTTCGGCGTGGCGGTTATCCCGAATGCTTTCGCGCTGGCGAAGTGGTCGAACACGGCGCGGTAGCCGGGCGCGGTCGCATGGTGCGCCTCGTCAACGATGATGAGCGAAAACTTGTCCGGCGCGTGCGCCCGCAGGCGTTCCCCGCGCATCGTCTGGACGCTCCCCACAACCACACGCGTGCCCTCCATGCGCTGCTCGGCCTTTTCGACGGACACATCCTCGGCGCACATTTGCATGATGCGGGCGCGTGCCTGGCTGAGCAGGAAATCCCGGTGAGCTAGCCACAAGATGCGACCGGGGAACGCCTTGATGATAGCCCCGCCGATCTGAGTCTTGCCCGCCCCGCAGTGAGCCACGCCCAACGTCGCGCGCACCTTCGCAAGCTCGGCCAGCGCGGCGTCTACCGCTTCACGCTGGTAGGGGCGCAGGCCGTCCACGTCGCCCGTGGGCACGCTGGCCAGCGCTGGCGATGCGACGGGCGCAGAGTCGAACAGGCGATATTGTTCGGCGCTCACAGCCCGTGCTCTATCTCGTCGGCCACCTTGAGCAACATCGCGCGGTCAGTCGGAGACAACAGGCCAGCCGGCCGCGCGATGGCTGTTAGCTTCTCGGTCATGCCCTCGGCCGCTATGAACCCTCCACGAAACGCCATCGTGCGCAGCTCGACCCACTGGCGCAACAGTTCGGCGGCAGTCCTGCGATCGTCGGTCTTCACGCGCTGGCCGCCTCCCGGTAATCCACCTCGGTCCGCTGGTACAGCCCGCGCCCCACCTGCTCGACCAGCCCCAGCTTGACCAGCGCGCGGAGTGAATTGCGCGCCCATGAGTTGCCCTGCGAGCGACTGCGTACACCCTTCTTCGGGTACGTCGCGCGCGCCAAGTCTTCGAGGATTACGGGCACGTGCGGGTCGGGGAATGCGTCGAGTGTCGCCTGTTCTTTCGCGTTCAATGCCTTGGTTCCCATGTTGATCCTTTCTACTACGGTTTCGCTCCACTGCCCAACGACAAAACAGTCAGCGCGAGCACGAGCCATAGCGCCGACATGACCACCTGCCCGACGCGCTTGATTGCGCGATGGTTCATTTGCCGGCCGCCCGTAGTACGAACGTCACGTCGGCCACCGTCCTGCCCGACTCATCGTTCCACTGTTCGAGCCATTCGACCTTGAGGCGTTCCCGAAGCATCGCCTTGGCCTCGTCTACGGCGGCGTGCGAGTTGTTCAGCGCGCCGACGTGACGAAGGGCGCCCACGAGCGATGTTTCCTCGATGAAGTCGGGATGCGTGAAACTGTCAACGCGCACGGGCTTCCCGTTGCTGCGCGCATAGGACCCCTGGCACCATCCACGCGCCTCCAGCCTGTCGGCCGCCGCGCGCATCACTTCCACGGCGTCCATCACTTGACCTCCGTCCACGACGCGCTCACATGCCCACCCGGCGAACTGAATTCGTTCGGGCTGGCCGCAAAGGTCAATTTCGCGTCGGCCGGCAGGCGCAACAGGCGGATGAGGTCGGCGGCGTAGAAGGTGGCCGTCTTGTTCCGCGTCACTGTCGATTCAGTGACGATGGCCACACCTTTGATTCTGCGACGTGGCTTGACCGTCGTTCCGTTGGTGTCCTCGCTCATGTGTCCTCGCTTTCAAAGATCAATTGGCTATCCTGCTCGGGCAGTTCCAGGTCCACGATGGCCGACGAATAGCCCGGCCAGCTGTCCGAGTCGACGCACACCTTGAGTCGCTCGCACCACAGGCGGCATAGCTTGCGGCCCTGCTCGATGGTGCGCTCGCCGACACGAAACACGGTCACAACGAACGGCGGTTTTGACTCGACGGCCACGATGTAGGCCGTGCGAACAAAGGGCTGCGTCTCGTCGTATACGCCGTCGAGATACCACGCCAGTTGCGCGTGATAGGCGTACTCGATGACCTTCCACTGGAATTTGCGCGGGTCGGACGTCTCTCCCGTCTTGAGTTCAGTCAGGAAGTCGCGCCCGCGTACGTCGGGCGTGCCCCTGCACGGGCCGACCATCGGGTCGGTCCAATAGACAGTCTCCTCGCGGTCCCCTTCCAGTACGCGCATGGCGTCGGGCGTGGACGTGACCGCGTTCGCCATCCCGTGCGCGTCCCTGGCTTCGTTGGCCGTAAGGATGATCGCATCAGGGTTCTGGTCGGCTAGCCAGGCGTCGTATTCCTTACCCCGGCGCACCTTTCCTTCGGCGTACCCGACCACTCGCCGGCCGCCCAGGATGAGCGAGTGAGCCGCCGTCCCCACCGACATAGCCGACGTGGTTTCCTGCGAGCTGGCCGCGAAGTGCGCTGGCGAGCGGCCCATCAGCTTGAGGCGTGAGAAGCGCAACGGCTGGCCGTTCATTTGCGCCTCCATGACTGAACGATTTCAACGGTGAACGCGCCGACGATGACGATAAAAACGCAGGTAATAAACCAGTGTAGATAGATCAAGTGTGCAAGCGCCATCTAGCCACCACCATGCAACGTCGCGTCGGGCGGCGTGAGAGCGAATCCCTCGGGCGACTCAAGGGCCGGCTTGCTGGCCGGCAGCTTGTTGCGCACGCGGATACAGTCCACCATGCCCTCCTTCGTCTTGGTGGTCGTCGGGTAGATGGTGATTTTGTGGCCCACCCACTTGGCCGCCTCGAACGTGCCGAGTAGCGCGCCGATTGTGTTGATGTTCGTTATGTTTACTCCCAGCGGCTTAGTCTTGCCCTTGAAGTGGATCATGGGCATCTTCTTGGCCCCGCCGGCCGACGTGACCTCGCCTTGGACGACGCGCTCAATTTCCACCGTGCAATCCTTCCCTTGGAGGTCGAACGCGTACAGAAACTTGCGGTCAAGCATGGCGCGCACGTCACTCATCGTCATCCCCAAAGTCGTCGCCATCGTCCTGTTCGCGCTCGCCTTCGATCAGCTCGTCGGTGTAGTCGGCCTCGACGTCGGCCGGGTCGGGAAAGTTATTCATCGGAGCGCGCCTTGATGTCGTACGCGAAGACGAAGTATTGAACGATTTGGCGGGCGGCATCCTCGGGCGTACGTGGCGTCTCAAGGATGCGCGTGACGCCCGCGACCAGTTCTCCCAGCGCATCAGCCGGCTTAGGCGCGTCTAGGTCATCGAGCGCGAAACCGGCAGGCATGCAGGCGAGGCACTGCGACGTGCCCGTGAGTCGCCAGTGGAGCGGGTGGGCGCACGAAGCGGCGAGCGAGATCATTGCGCACCTCCAAACACCAGCTCGCGCATCGTCTCGTAAGGCGTCGCGACCGTCTGCTCGTCCTCGTCGTCGCGCTCGTCGTCGGCTTGTTTGTTCATGGCCGCACCGAGTAGATGCGCGGGCCGCGCGAGAAATCGCACGCGCCGTCGTGCCCATCGTCCAGCCGGCATTTCTTGTCGACGTACCACAGCGACGGCATGCCACCTCGGCCGGACATGCGCGTCTCGCGAGTGATTCGGTGACAACGGGGCGCCTTCTTCGGGGATGACACTTCGATGACCTGCGCGTTTTCCATGTTCGTGACCTCCGAAAGAGACTATCGCACGGGCGCTAGCGGGTGTCAATAATTATTTTACGTACCATCGAGGCTTCATGGCGGCGGCGTATTTGGCGTCGATTTCGGCCATGGTCACCTGATACTTGATCGCCCACATGCAGAACACGGCCAGCGACCAGATGTCGCATGCGATGCCCTCGCCCGGCCTCACGGTACCAGCCCAACGACGATGAGTGCCTCGGCTACCCCTGTGACCACGTGCGGCGTCTGCCCCTTCCATTCGGCCCACCACTTCACCTGACTGGGCGTGAATCGGTTGCGCCCATCCTTGTTCTTGACCTCGATCAAGTAGGTCACTCCGGCCCGACCGACGAGCAAATCCGGGGTGCCCTTGGAGTACATGCCGGCATCGATGTGTGTTACGCTGCAACCGACCTCGCGCAGGGCTGCCACGATGGCTTTGGTGGGAATGTCCGACTTCAATTCACACCTCCCATCAGCCCGTCGGCTAGTGCCAACGCCTTCGTGAGTCGCGAGATAGCCAGCGCCATCTCCCACTGGCCAAGTGGCTTGCGTGCCAGGCTTTCGACGAATCGCGCGTGCTCTAGCGCCTTCTCGACGACACACACGCGGTCAGGCTCGCGCGCGGCTATCTGTTCGCGTAGGCGTTCGCAGTCGCGCACGAGTTCGACGGCCGTCGCGTGGACCTTCTCGTCGGCGTTCACGAGCAGTCACCGATCAACTCGGCCACCGTGCAGCCCAGCGCGCGGGCCAGCTTGCCGATTACCGTGAGGCTGGCCGAGCTGGTGCGCGATTCGATGTTGTTCACCGTCGTCCCTGTGACCTTCGCTCGGCGGGCTAGTTCGCGCTGCGACAGGCCGGCTTCTTCGCGTCTCAACTTGAGTTCTACCGACAGGGAATGCGCTGGCGTCATGTTGGCAGAATGGCACGTCCATAAGGGGGTGTCAAATAATTATTGACAGGCTAACGGGCGAGCCTTAGTATGGGCACATGAGCACGATTTCTCTCCCAGTGCGCAGATGAGCGACGCCATCTCAAAAGGGCCGTGGACCGCTTGCGGCGCGAAGGACGGCAAGTGCTCGTGTGGCTTGATCTGGAGCAAGGCCGAAGACCGCGTGGTGGCCATGGTGCAGCGAGAGGACGAATCGGGGTCGTGCTCGGATGAGACCTTCCACGCGAACTGCGCCGCGATTGCTGCGCTGCCTGAAACGCTCGCCGACCTCACCGCTACCCGTACTCGGGTGGCTGAGCTGGAGGCGCGCGAAGCCGGCCACCAACGAACGGTCGACGCCCTGTATCGCGACCTCGCCGCTCTCCGAGAGAGGCTGGGGGAGGCGCGGGAGGCGCTAGAGACAATCGCCGAGTACGACACCGACTTTGCGAAGGGCCCGGCCGACAACGTCGCGGCATTGCAGACCGTGGCCGAGCGCGCCCTCGCCCGCCTCGACGCCTCCCCCCAGGCTGACCCCATGGGGGATATGTGGCCGCCGCCGTATCACATGCAACTTTGTACGGGCGACGATTGTACCGAATGCGCGCGGCTGACGGCTACCCCCGTACAGGCTGCTCCCCCGTGCCCCTGCGTCGCCGGTCCCGCGTGCAGGCCGACGTGTACATGCGCCAACCCTGTGCAGTCTGGCGGGTGTCTTCGGTGCTCGAACTACGGCGCGGCTACCCCCGTACAGGGAGCGCCGCCGTGTCGTTGCGGGTCGGGGCTGCATCCGCGTCGATGTGAGCTGCACCCGAACAGGTACGCCGAGCACTGTGCCGAAATCAGCGCCGAGAGCGTCCAGGCAGCGCCAGCCGATGGGCCGACGCCGCGTGATTGCATCCATGGGCGACGGACATGCGAGCCGTGCGCGTGGACGGCTGGATACCCCAGGGAGCTTTTGCAGGGTGGCGCGGCAGTTTGGAAGCTGCGCGACTTCGACGGCGAACAATGGAGGGACGTACCAGCCGATGGGCCGACGTGCGCGGCGTGGTGCGGAACGATGTACGACCAGCACACAACGTCCGATTGCGCGGTCAAGGCGTGGGGCAACGGTAGTCGTTGCTACTGCACCAAGCCTTGTCGCGACGCTGGCCGTCCCCTGCGCCCCGTTCTAAAGAGCGGAACGGGGCCGAGCACGCTGGCTGAGGAATTGGAAAGCGCGGCCTTCGTTCTTGACGAGGCAATCGGCACAGCCGCTTACGGGCACAAAGGGGCAGCTATCGTCGGGTCTGTTCTCGCCGCCCGTCTCCGTGCCAGGGCAGCGCGGGCGAGGGAACTGATGGGCCTCCATGAGTTCTGCTCGGACAGTCGGCGAGAAAACCGGCCGTGTCATGCCTGCTGCGCGTGCGTACTGCGCGATGTGGGCGGTCCCGACCTCGGCCCTACTCGTAGAGGAGAGCCTGCATGATTCTGTTCCATACCCTGCCAACACCTACCCGCAGAGGGGCGAGCGAGTGGGCCGTGCGCCGTGGGCTTGTCTACCGCGAACGCCGAGAGGAGCCGTCATGACTGCGAGGGAGCGGGCCGAGGGCGTCGTGCGTGCCATGGGTTACACGCGGCCGAGTGCAATTGAGCTGCATCGCCGTAAGGTCGAAGCCGCCATCCTCGCCGCCCAGAGCGACGAGAGGGAACGGTGCGCGCACGAACTTGACTGTTGGCGCGGCGGCGGCCCGCTAGAGGTCATCGCCGCTGCCCTGCGCGCTCTCCCCCCAGAGGACGTGAAGCCATGAGCTACCGTCGCGTGTTGGTGTTGGGGGACCTTCGCAGCCCCGTCTATGAGGTCCCAGGGAACCCGGAACCGTCGGTCGACATCGCGCTCATGCCCGAGCGCCGCCTATCCTTCGAGCCGCCCGACCCGCACAGTATCGTGGCCTATCGTCTTCGGTTCGAGTACGTCGACACCGAGCCAAGCCCCATCAAAGGCGACTCCACCCGCACCTACGTCTACCGCTGTGACCGGCTATGAGCGCGACCCCTCACCATCACAGGTGGGTGAAGGTCGCCGTCCCGGGCTCCCGGTGCTGCCACGCCTGCAACACGTTCACGCGCAGCTCGTGGAAAGCTTCAGCCTGGTGCGACGGATGCATAACCGGCGTCTGTGAGTATCACGACCCTCGCCGTCCCCCGACCCCAGCAGAGCGGGAGGAGCGCCGGGTGCTGCTGAGGGCGGCACGATGGCTGCGCAAGCAACCGAGCCCGCCGAGCCTCAAGGGGATGAAGGAGTCGCCGAGCGCGTGGTGGGACCTTCATCCCGGCGACGAGAGAGACGGGTGGTACTGCCTTGCCGGCAGCGACTACGCCGAGAGCGCCGCCTACTCCTGGACCGATGGCCCGCCGCGTCGCTAATCGACCCCGGTGCCAATAATAATTATTGACAGCTAACCCGGTCGTGGGTAGAGTGTATTCATGACCAGCGCAGAGCGAGCGGAAAAGAAGGCTTCCCGGGCCGCCTCCGAGGCCCGTATCGCTGCCGCCCATATCGTGGCGCAGAACGCCATTGTGGCTAACCGCTGCCCCGATTGCGGCGCGGGCGTCCATCAGAATCTCGCCCTCACGGGCTGGGTGCAGTGCGACCGCTCTGGAGACGGAACGTTTCGCCGCGACCAGTCTGGCGCCAAGTGCTTCTGGCAGGGGTTCACGCGATGAGTCCAGGCCCGGTTAGCGAATCTAGTGCTGGACCGACCGACGACACGCCGTACGTTCCGAGTTGGATGTACGATGACCGCCCGGGAGGGTTGCCACTGACATGCGACTGCGGAGACCATGAAGGGTTCCACAGCGACGACGGCGTGTGCCTACGTCGAGCAAAGTGCGGATGCAAGGGCCTAGCCGTATCGCCTTGACCGAAGCCGCCGAGGGCGCCGCAATGGGCCTCGAAGGCCTCGCCCGCCGCATCCGAACCCTGCCCGACGACTAGCCACCCGCCCCCCCGAGCTGGGCGCGCGCGGTGGGAACGCAGGAGCGCGTGGGAGCCCAAGGTGGTCGACAACCGGGGCCGCTCTGCCATCTACCAGGGACATGCGCAGGGCGGCCCGGTGAAGCGGTTCACTCCC